TGATTTTGATGTTGGAAAAACTAAAGGTATTGTGAAAAATATTGAAGATCCATCAAATCAAGAGAGAGACTCGTAATGGCAAAATATTTTAATTACTTTCCAAAAACATTTTACAGTAGTAATAATACATCTATTGGTTTAGACTCTGTAACAAACATTATTGCAAGGTTTGGATTTGAACAATCGTTGAAAAATAATTCATCGGCTTTTTACAAATATCAAATTCAAGAATCAGATACACCAGAAATCATTGCACACAAATATTATGGTAGTGCAGAAAGACATTGGATTGTTTTATTGTTTAATGATATCATTGACCCACAATTTGATTGGCCATTAAAATATGATGTTTTGATTGATTTTGTGGATGCAAAATATACTGCAAATGGTGCCGCAAACACAACAGTACAAAGTGGTCTTGCATGGGCAATGAGTACTAATAATGTCCAAGCATATTATAAAATTGTAACTAAGACAGACATTGATAATGTAACTCTAATTGAAAAAATTCAAGTTGATGCAAACACTTATGCAAATGTGGCCACATCATCAACAACAATTACATTACAAAGTGGTGATGTAATTACTCAAGCCGTTACTAAAGAAAAGAAAACTTATTATGATTATGAAATGGAAGAAAATGAATCTAAAAGAGAGATTACATTGATAAAAAGTGATTTTGTTAAAGAGATTGAAAAAGAATTTAAAAAAGTGATTAAATCATAATGGACATTAATAATTCAAGCCAATTTAAAGTAAATGAATTGGTGATTGTTACCAAAGCAGGTAAGATTGATATAACTGCAATATATGAAGAAATCAATATTTTTGATTCGCTTCTTATGCCTGTTATGAGTGGTAATGTATTAGTTAGAGATGCAATTGGATTATCAGCTGCACTACTCTTCGATGGGTCTGAGTCTTTACTGATGGATATATCAAAATCAGTTAATTCAGATGTTGCATCGTTTAAGAAAGCTTTCAGGATTTATAAACAATCAGATAGAAATATTATTAATCCAAATAGTGAAGCATATGTTTTGCATTTTGTTTCAGATGAATTATTTTATTCAGACCAACAAAAAATCAATCAATCGTATGAAGAATCTTATTCTGAAATAATTAAAAAAATACTTTCTGATTATTTGAAAGTTCCAAAAAATAATTTAAATGGAATTTATGCCGACTCTTCCGGTATAAGAAATATTGTTATACCTAATTTATCACCAATTGATGCAATTCAATGGTGTACCAAAAGAGCTTTGGATGTTGAACAATCTCCAAATTATATGTTTTTTCAAAATATTACAGGATATAATTTTGTTTCACTTTCAGAATTATTAACCCAACAAGAAGTTTTAGATATTAAATTTCAAACTAAAAATTTATCAGGAACTTCTCCATTAGAAGAAATAAGTGGTGCAAAAAGTTTTGAAGTTATTTCAATGACTAATTTAATTGAGAGAACTCGTTCAGGTGTTAATGCAGGAACTTTTATTGGGTTTGATCCAATTACAAGAACAATTTCTTCAAGGCAAATCGGGTATTCTGACCATTACAAAGACATGAAGCATGGTAATGATACACCAAATTTTACACCAATTTTAAATAGAGATGGTAAAGAAAATTCACAAAATTTCAATTCAAGAAAATCATTATCTATTTTTGGAACAGCTAGAAAACTTAGTGAATATATTAAAAGAAATGATCCAACTTCTATTTCAACAAATGAAACAACCGAAGATTTTATATTCCATAGAAAAGCAATTATTAATAATTTAATGTCTAAAAGATTGAAAATTGTTATGCCTGGTAACTTTCAATTATCTTCCGGTTTCAATGTTAATGTTGATGCTCCAATTTTTGGCCAAAAAGAAAAAAAGAGTGATGAAGAAGATAAGAGTTTAAGTGGTAAGTATATAATCATTGCTTCAAGACATGTTATTGGTTTTGAAAAACACGAAACAATTATTGAAGTTGCATCATCATCATCAGGAAATGATTTTATACCATCAAGCAATTTTGATGAAGTCCAAGAAATAATGGAATATTGATATGCAAAGAAAAACTGATTCAAATGATTTTGCCGGCAAAGCTGGATTTATTTGGTGGGTTGGTGTTGTTGAAGATAGACAAGACCCAATTAAATTAGGTAGATGTAAGGTTAGATGTGTTGGTTGGCACTCAGAAAATAAAATGGATTTGCCAACTAAGAATCTTCCATGGGCAACTCCTATTATGCCATTGAATAATGCACACACATATACGCCAAAAGAAGGTGATATGGTTATGGGATTTTTTGCAGATGGAGATAATGCACAAGAGCCAATTATGTTTGGTGTGTTTCCTGGTATTCCTTTAAAAGCGGCCAATTCACAAGAAGCATTTAGTGATCCAAGAACTGTAACTGAATTAGCTTCTGCACCAAAAACACCGGATAGTAAAAAGTATAATACTGATGGTACTGGAATAGTAATCACAGAAAAAGGCCAAGCCGATAGTTATCCTAAATTTTTAGATGAACCAACAACTCCTCGTATTGCAAGAAATGATTCAGAATCAATAACCAAAACTTTTATACAAGAACGAAAAGATAATCTTGTAACTGGAGTTAAAACTGTAAATGGTACTTGGAACGAACCAAAAACACTTTACAACACAGTTTATCCTTACAACAATGTTGTCGAGACCGAATCTGGTCATCTATTAGAATTTGATGATACTCCAGAAGCAGAAAGAATTCATTTAGCACACAGAAATGGTTCTTTCCAAGAATGGTTTCCAAATGGTGATAAGGTAGAGAAAGTTACTAAAAATAACTATCAGATTGTAATGGGTGATGACAAAGTTTACATTATGGGTAAATGCCAAATTACAGTTCAAGGTGATGTTGAAGTTTATGTAAAAGGCAAAGCAGACATGAAAGTTGATGGTAGTGTAACTGCAACAGCCTCATCATTCACACTTAATGGTCCAACCACGGTGAATGGAACACTACATGCAACCGGTGGTATATCTGGTGATAATGGTAGTGTTATTACTGGTTCAATCTCTGCAACCGGTGATGTTACCGCAGGTTCTATCAGTCTACAAGGTCATACACATCCTGATCCACAAGGTGGCAACACTAGTAGTCCAACTTGACATAAATAGAAAATGGCAACAGTAAATATAGATTCCACACGAAATTTTGTAGACTTGGATTTGAATTTTGCAATTCATCCGATACGCAAAGATGTAAACACATATAAAGCAGAGTATGCAGTAATCAATTCAGTCAAAAATTTGGTTTTGACTAATCACTATGAGAAGCCTTTTAGACCACAAGTTGGAAGTAATATTCGCCGACTTTTATTTGAAAATATAGATTCCATCATTGCTGCACAAATAGAACGAGCAGTTACCGAAACTATAGAAAATTTTGAGCCAAGAGTTAGTGTATCAAGTATTACTGCAATACCAGATCCAGACAAAAATAGATATAATTTAAGATTAGAATTTTTTGTAATTAATCAAACATCACCAATTACAATAAATTTCTTTTTAGAAAGAATTAGATAATATGGCAGACCGCTTAAGAGTAACAGAACTTGATTTTGATACAATCAAATCAAATTTAAAAACATTTTTAAATCAACAATCTTCTTTCACAGATTATGATTTTGAAGGGTCAGGGTTAAACGTATTGCTTGATATTTTGGCATATAACACACATTATAATGCCTATTATTTAAACATGGTTGCCAATGAGTCTTTTTTAGATACCGCATTACTCCGTGATTCAGTAGTTTCTCACGCAAAGAGTTTGAATTATGTGCCACACTCAATGAAGGCACCCATTGCAACAATTAACTTTTCTGCCAAATCTACAAGTGCCACAACTTCAATATTAACGATTCCTTCAGGATATTCTTTTCTTTCAAATAAAATTGATGGTAAATCTTATAACTTTGTTGTATTACAAGACGTAACGGCAACAAAAGCAAATAGTTCTTTTTATTTTGAGAATTTGAACATATATGAAGGTCAACTGATTACATATAGTTTTGCACATAATCAGGCCGCAAATCCAAAACAAACATTTACGTTACCAAATGCAAACATAGACACCACTACAATTAGAGTGGGTGTTTCTCCTTCTCCAGTTAATACAAGTATTAGTGTTTACACAAACGTAACTGATATTTCAGATGTTACTACAACATCTGAAGTTTATTACCTACAAGAAAATAAAGGTGGAAAATACCAAATTTATTTTGGTAACGGTATTGTAGGCAAAGCTTTGCCTGATGGTGCAGTAGTTACTGTATCATATCTATTAACAAACGGAACTTCAGCAAACAAAGCAAATAACTTTGTGGCGGCTTTAACTTTATCAGATTCATTAAACGAAACACTTACTAACTTTACAGTTACTCCTGTTTCTGCTGCATCTGGTGGTTCTGAACGTGAAGGTGTTGATGATATTAAATTTGGTGCTGCTGCACAATTCACAACACAAAATCGTTTAATTACCACTAATGATTATCAAGCATTTTTAAAGAGAAGCTATCCAGCATTAGATTCTCTATCCGTTTGGGGTGGTGAAGAAGAAACAGTACCTGTTTATGGAACAGTTTATGTCTCATTGAAGCCAAAAACAAATTACTATATCTCTGAGACTGAAAAACAAAAAATCATTGATGACTTAATCAAACCAAAAGCAATTGTTGCTGTTAATACCGTTATTCGTGACCCCGAGTATTTGTATTTGTTGGTTGAGAGTTATGTGCAATACAATAAAACAAAAACAACTCAAACTGCCGAAGCAATTAAAACTTCAATTAGAAATTCTATTTTGTTATATAATGAAACTTATTTGAATAAATTTGGTGCAACAATGGTTCTGTCTAGGATGCAAGATGCGGTTGATTCAGTTGACTTAAATGCAATCGTTGGTTCTGAAATGACATTAAGATTGCAAAAACGATTTGAACCTAGTTTAGGTGTGTCATCAACTTATGCGATTAATTTTAATGCCGAATTGCATAGAGGTACTGTAAGTAATAAAATGACTTCTACACAATTTACTGTGTATGATAGTAATGGTGTTATTAGAACGGCACAAATTGAAGAAATACCAGAATCATATACTGGAGTTTCATCTATTGAAGTTACAAATGGTGGTTCTGGATACACATCAACACCAACAATAACAATTGCAGGTGATGGTTCTGGTGCAACTGCAAGACCAATTATTGTAAATGGAAAAATACAAAGTATTGAAATCTTGACCCGTGGTGCAGATTATAGTCGTGCAACGGCAACTATAAGTGGTGGTAATGGTTATGGTGCAACTTGTTCCGTTTTGTTAGATGCAAAATATGGAACATTAAGAACAGTTTATTTTAATGAAATGGCTGAAAGACAAGTTATTGATTCTACTGCAGGAACAATTAATTATTCCACTGGTTTGGTTATGTTAAATGATTTAAGAGTTTTGACAAATCTTTCTAATGATGGATTAATTAGATTAACGATTGAATCAGAAAAAGGAATTATTTCTTCTTATAGAAATAACATTATCACAATTGATGGAGATGATTCTTCAGCAATTTCAACTGAATTAGTTACAACTTAATGTCTGACCAAAAAATATCATTATTAATTAATAGACAAGTTCCTGAATTTGTTCGGGAAGAATATCCTTTATTCATTACATTTTTGGAAGCCTATTATGAGTACCTTGAAACGAAACAAGGTACTCAATTAAATGATTTGGTCAAAAAATCCAAAGATTTAAAATATCTAAACGATGTTGATTATTCAATTGATGATTTTGAACAACAATTTTTTAATACATTTGCTTCTTTAGTTCCTAGAGATGTTGCGGCCGATAAAAATGTATTAATCAAAAAAATATTACCTCTATACCTTTCAAAAGGTTCTGAGGCATCATTCAAATTGCTTTACAGACTTTTGTTTGGCCAAGAACTTGAGATTACATATCCAGGTAATGAAGTTTTAATTGCTTCTGATGGTAAATGGGTAGTTGAAAATGTTCTAAAAGTATCTGCAACTATTGCATCATATTATACAGGAAATGGTTCAACAAAAGAATTTAAAATTCTACAAGAAGTTGATGATATTACAGTTTATGTAAATGATGTTTTACAAACTAATTATTACATCAAAAAAGAATTAAAAAAAATAACATTTAATACCGCACCTGCAAATGGTGCAACAATTAAAGTTTATTACAATACTTTAGATTATACGAAGTTTGTTAACCGCAAAGTTACTGGTTTAACATCTGGTGCAACGGCACTTGTTGAAAAGACTTCAAGTAGGTATATCAACAGTAGAAAAATTGTTGAATTGTTTATCAATAGCAAAACACTTATTGGTGAATTTACTATTGGTGAAAAAGTTACTGCCACTTATATTGATTCAGATAATGTTTTAATTAATATATTATTTTCTGGTGTTTCATCTCTACAAACCATTAACATCATAGATGGTGGTTCAAATTACAATGTTGGAGATCCAGTTGCAATTAGCACAGGATTCTCGGATGAAAATGCATCGGCAACTATCTCAAAAATTTTTAAAGGTGTAATTAATAAAGTAACAATCAATAATGGTGGTGCAGGATTTAAACCACCATCAAGAATTGCAGCCGTTGGATATGCAAATACAGAATTAGATTTTGCTATCTCTCAAGTAGACACATCGGGTGCAAATACTGCAAATGTGTTTACTATTTTTTCAGATATTATTTCTGATATAGGCTCTACTTTAATTTCTGCCGCAAACTATGGAACTGCCGGTGGTACTATTGCATTACCAAATGTAAACACACGATTGGTAGATGCATTTGGTAATGTATCATATACTGCGATTGGGTCAATTTCTAATGTTGCAATTATATCTGCTAATGTGGCAGTTTCAATAATGCCAACATTAAATGCTGAGCCTGCAATCTATACCATTCCTGCTAGAGGTGCAACACCATCTTCTACAGATATTAAAAT